TGGAGGGTCATGCCGGGGCCCCCAGGAGCGAGCGCACAGCGATGCCGTCAAAGGTGCAGGTGTAGGGGTCGCCGTCGTGGTCGGGCGGGGTCACGGCAACGCCTCGAAGGTCAGGTCGTCGAACTCCACCACGCGCTCGACGCCCGTCGCGTAGGTGGCAGCGACCAACCGCGCCTCGGTGAGCACCGCGGTGCCGATGCTCGCGCGCCCGACCTCCGTCCACGTCGTCGGCACAGCCGTACCGGAGCCCGTGCCGCGCCGCGCGTACAGGTACTCGGTGCCGTCGTACTCCAACTCAAACCAGCCGGTACCGTCGACCGCGAAGCCCGTACCGGTGAACAGGTCAGAGTTGGTCGTGTTGTTTTGCAACGCCCACGTCCCGCCCCCCGCCGTGTAGGTGTAGAGCCCGAAGCGCGTGGTGCTCGACGTACACATCAGCAGGTACGCGACCACGTCGGCGGCGATCGACGCGAGGCGAACGCGAACGCGCCACCGCACAGGGCGCCTGCCGTTGGCGGTCGGCAGCTGCACCACGGCGCGCGGCCCCTCTAAATGCGTGGTCTCGTACCGCGCCTGCGGCGTGGCCGGGCAGGTGAGCACGAGCTTGCCGCCCGACACCGCAGCGGACCCGCCGACGGAGCCGTTTTCGAGGGTGACGCCGGTCGCGTCGCCGAATGCGTAGGTGGTGACAACGCCCGGCGCGTGGACGTGATCCGCCCGCGCCGCATCCGCCGACACGCCCGCGGTCGCCGTGCCGATGGGCTGCGGGGTGGCGCTGGAGAGAGCGGGGCCGCTCGACGATGAATCCGGCGTCCACACCTCGCCCGTGGCGTCCCACACCAGCACCTGGCCGTCGGTCGGCGCCGTCGCCGCGATCCGCCGCCCGCGCAGGTACCCGGCGTCCGCGAGGTACCCCGGCTCGGGCGAGTAGACCCGCGAGGAGTCCGGCGCGAGGCCCGTGGCGCGCGCCGTCTGCACCGTCCACGTCAGCCCCGTCGCCGTCACGGCGCCGTCGGCGTAGACCGCGCGGTGCAGGGCCCAGGACGAGGACTCGTCGAGGGGGAGTTGCACCCGCTCCCAGGTCGCGCCGCCGTCATCGGAGCGCCACAGGTACGGCGCCGCGGTGGTGGTCGCTACCCACACGCCGTCGGCGTAGGCCACGTCGGTGAGCGTGGCGCCGATGGCGGTAGGGAGGGTGACCGCGGCCCAGGTCTCGCCGCCGTCGTCGGAGCGCCAGAGGAGGGAGGCGCCCAGCGCGGAGCCCGCGCGGTCGACCGAGGCCCAAGCGAGGCAGGTGCCGCCGCCTGCACGCAGGCGGACGTTGGCGGTGGTGGCGATGCCCGAGAGCGTGTCGAGCGCGGTGCCCACCAGGGCGGTGGGACTCCACGCGACGATGTCGCCCTCGTCGGTGGCAACGACGTACCGCCCGCGCGCCTGGTCCCAGGCGATGTCGGTGTTGATCGCGCCCGACGTGACGCCGGTGCTGAAGCCCACGATGTACGGCCAGGTCTCGCCGTCGTCCGTCGACCGTGCGAGCGTGATGAGCGTGGGGGTGCTGTCGACGACGGCCCACGCCTCGCCCGCGCCGTTCCACGCGAGACCCTTCACCGCGTAGCTGGCGAGGTCGGTGGCCTCCACCCACTGCGTGCCGTCGTCGACGCTGATGGCGCTCGCCACGCTGGGCGTGTCGGGGTCGGTGTACCAGAGCTTGAAGGTGGGCCCCGTCACCGTGCCCCAGCAGAGCACCCGGTCACCGACGACAGCGCAGCCCGACATGACCGTCATGGCAGAGGGCGCGGCGCGCTCGATCCACCCTCGCCCCGTGCGCGACACCGCCAGGATGGGCGTCGGCCCGGCCTTCGTGCCCGCGAGGATGTACCGATACCGCCCGCCCGTCGCGCGGGTGTCGTCGGCGTCGACGGCGAGCCCGGCCACCGCGGTGAGCACCGGGGCGGATCCGCCGTGCGCCGTGCGTCCCCACGCTCCCCAGCCGGGGCCCGCGAGGTAATCGCACCACGCCGTCGTGAAGTGGAGGAGGTAGTTGATCCACTCCGCAGGGGGCCGTTGCCCCGGCGCAAAGCCCGCAGAGGCCACGCCCGCGAGGGGCTCCAACATTCGCCCACTCGGTGCGTCGTAGCCGAAGCGCGGTCGCCTCGTCGGTCGCTCTGCCATCAGTACACTCCTGCGAGAGCACCGCCGGTGCTCATGTCGGTGCTGGCGAACCCTTCGGTGTCCACCTCCACGTCGTCGCCCTCCGCAAAGGCGAACGTGTCTCCCGCGGCCGCAGGCGACACGAGGGCCACGCCCACACCCGCCGCCGCGGCGCGCCGCACGAGGGCGCCAATGCGCGCAGGCAGGCCCGTACCAGGGAAGGTCGCGAGGTCGGCGAGGAGCCCCGCGGGGTACGACGGGTCGAGGGTGTAGTTGACCCCGTCGAGGCAGGCGCGGAGCGTGTCCCGGACGTCGGTGTAGATGCCGCGCGAGCGGTTGGACACGGCGCGGGCGCGCACGAGGTTGCGGTACGCAAGATCGCCCAGGCCCTGCCGCGGCTCGCCGATGAGCGCCCCGAGCTGGTCCAGGTGTGCGCCCTGCGCGTTGTCGATGCCCAGGATGATGAGCGCCCAGAAGGCGTCTTCGATCTCCTGCACCTCGGCGAGGTACGCCGACAACACGGCCTGGATTACGGGCTTGCGAAACTGCCGCGCGAGGCGCGCGAGGCCCGTGGCGACGTGCGCCGTCTCGTGCGCCAGCGTCGGCTGGTCGGCCTCAGACACGGGTCACCGTGACGCGCGCCACGTCGAGGGCGGCCACCTGCCGCGGGCTCATGGGGAGGTCGGCGTCGGTCACCCCGAGAGCGGAGAGGCCGATGCGGACGTCGGTGACGTTGCGCACGCCGGTGACGCCCAGGGCGCCGCAGAGCAGGGCCGCGCGCGTCACCTCCTCGCCTGCGCGCAGCGCATCGCCTGCGGCCACCACGGCGGCCTTGATCGCGGCGTCGCCGGGGTCGCGCGCGGGGTCGACGCGCACCGACAGAGCCACGTACACGTTGACCGCCGCGGGGCGGCCGAAGCGCACCGTGCGCAGCGTGCCGGAAGTGTCGAGGATGCTCTCCGACACGGCCACCGCGTCGGGGGCGTAGGTGGCGATGCCGGCGGCGACGGCGTTCCACAGCGCAAGGGCCACCGCGGCGTCGGCGCCGCCCGTGACGAGGGCCTCGACGGAGTGCGCGGGCCGCCCGTCGCCGTCGGGGCTGCTGGTGGTGTTGTGCCAGACCACCACGTCGGTCACGAGGGGGACGGCGCGCAGGGCCGCGGCGATGGCGTCGAGGGGCGAGCTCGCCGCGCCCTGGAGGTCGTCCTCGCGCCGACGTCGGAGCACGGGGTCGGTCTCGGCGTCGGCGCCGGGCACCGCTGCGGAGAGGTTGGTCACCGACACCCAGCCCGAGGCGGGGGTGGCGATGGTGCTGATGGTCGTCGACGCCGCGGGCACCGGGCCGGGCGTCTCCTGCTGCGCGAGCACCTCCACCGAGGCCTCGGCGGTGCTGCCGTTGGTGACGCTCTCGACGGTGACCCAGCGGTTGGTGGGGTCGGAGGTCGAGGCGACGGCGCCAGCGGCGAGCGTGGCGCCAGCGGCGAGGGTCACTACCAGCCGCACCGTGCCCGGCTGCGCCGCGCGCCGCGTGGTGCCGGTGATGGCCGACAGGAGCGACAGGCTCTGGTCGGTGGCGCCGTCAGGGTCGCGCGCGGCGTAGACCGCTGCCCCGAGCTCCCACAGCTCGCGCAGGGCCGCGGCGACGATGCCGTTGATCTGCCCGAGGGGCTGCTCGGGCGACACGTCGAGGTCGTTGCCGAGGAGGCCCTTTTGCGCCGTCTCGATGTCCGAGAGGATCTCGGCGTAGGTCTTGGTGACGAAGCCTTCGGTGGTGACGCCCGCCATGGCTCAGCCCTCCATCCGGAAGCCGCCGTCCTCGACGACCGCGCCGGTGGTCGTGCGGACGCGGAAGGCGACGGTGGCGGCGCGGGTGGCGCGGTCGAGCGCGAAGGAGAAGGACTCCACCGCGGCGACGCCGGGGCAGGTGGCGATGGCCTGGCGCACCGAGGTCTCAGCGAGCGCCAGCGCCGCGGCGCCCTTCTGGCCGAGGAAGTCCCGGTACGGCACGCCTACGCCGGTGTCGGCGAACCACTCGCCCGCCCACAGGCGCAGGCGTCCGCGCAGGCGCTGCACGATGGCGTCGGTGCCCTCGACGAGGGTAAGGCGCCACGCCGTGAGGGCGAGGTCGCCGGTCTGAGGGTCGAGGGCCAGGGTGCGCACCCCTGGAGCGTGCGGGGGCGGGTGCGCGCGAGGCTAGCAGGTGGTGTGACAGTGATCGTGACAGACCGCGGAGCGGCGCCGTATCCTGCGGCCATGCGCTACCTCGCCGCCGTCTTCGTGCTCGCCGCCTGCGCCTCGGACCCTGCGCCCGCCGCCGACGCAGGCGCCGACGCGGTAGCGGTCGACACCGGGGCCGAGGATGCGGGGGCGACGGACGCTGGACAGCTCGACACGGGCGCGCCCGATGCCGGGGCCGCCGAGGATGTGTCGCCCGCGTCCGACGCCGACGCATCCGCGGTGGACGCGGGGCAGGACGCAGGGCAGCTCGACGCGGGCCCCGAGGACACCGGGGCGGTGGACGCTGGGCAGGATGCGGGGCGCGACGTTGGTGTGGACGTGCCGCGCGATGTGGGGGTGGACGCGGGGCCGGTGACGTACGACCTGGAGGCGGAGCGGACGGGGCTGGAGGTGCGGGTGGTGTACCTGCGCACCTGCACCAGCAGAGACGGCGGGCTCTGCAGCGCCGATGCCCCGCCGGTCACGGTGGTGCAGTCCGCGTCGTGCTCGCGCGCTGGGGACCGGCTCACCTTCAGTGTGCGAGCCTGCCCGTTCCCGGACGATTGCAGCCAGCTCAGCGGGATGTTTCCCAGCTACCGAAACGCCACGGGCGCAGTTGTGGGGGTCGGAGCCACGTTCTCCCGCACGCTCCGCGTTGCCTCGGGCCCCATCATCGGCGGGCGGCAGAGCTTCCATGTGCAGCTCGACGCGCCGCCCGTCTCTGGGAGCCCCGGGGTCGTGGGAGTGCCCGGGCGGACGGTTGATCCAGCTCTGGGCGATCTCTGGCTGCTGGGCTGCCCTGTGATGTGAGATCAGACGCCGCGGACCTTGATCGCGGCCACGCTGGGGGGCGTCCACGCGGCGATGTGCGCCTTGAGCGAGGCGCCGCCGTCGGTCGGCACGGGAACCCAGGCCGCGATGTGGTCCTTGAGGGACTGCGCGAGGGCATCTACGAGCTCGGCGACGGCCAGGGGCTTCGTGGCGGCCGGCGCTCCGCCCAGGTGCACCATGCCGTCGGCGTCGATGCGGAGGCGCACCGCATCGCCTTTGGTGACGACCAGAGAGCCGTCCGCCCGGAAGGTCATCCGCATGTCGCCGTCTGCGACGAGACCGCCCAGCATCAGGCGCGTTTCATCGTCCGTCCGATCCGCCCCATACCGCAGCGGCTCGTTGTACCGGTAGAACCCGGCGATGGCGACGGCGTGCGCGAGGTGATGCCGCCGAAGGTCGCGCACCTCGTGGGTGCCCTCGCTCGTGCGCCCGCGGCGCCATGCGGTGGCGTCGCCGTCGAGGCAGACGCAGAGCACCGTGTCGCCGTCCTGCACCGGGATCGACAGGCCCCAGCCGCGGGTGCGGGGCTGCAGAATGGCGACGTGCGGCACCGGGGGCAGCTCCTCCTGGTCGTAGAGCCCATCCTCCCGCGGGATCTGCTCGCGGATGATGGGGATGATCGTCGCCGTCTGCGACGCGGGGTCGTAGTTCTGCACCCGGCCCACAAAGGCCACGTTGAGCTCCAGGTCGTGAAGCTCCCGGCGGGCCGCGTAAACCTCTTCCTCGCTCGGCCACGTTGAACGCTCAACCATCGTCAATCTCCTTACGAATCCACTGAGGTCTGTCCGGGAGTCGCCCGGTCGAGGAGGTTGCCCATCGGGCGCTTCAAGGTGAGCTCGGCTTCCCAACGGTCGCCGTCGGTCTCCCCGTTGAAGGTCACCTCGGAGATGCGCCACACGCCGCCCACCAGGGCCGAGGCGAGCACTACCTGTTGCCCTGGTACGAGGCCCGGCTGGATGAGCGCCTTCGCCTCGACGGTGCGCCGGTCGATGATGCTGGGGGTGTCGATGAGCCCACTGTCGGGGCCGAGGCGGATGGCGGTGCGGCCGAGGGATGCGCCGGCAGGGAGCACCTGCATAAGCCCGTCTTGAATCGACCAGGTGAGCCCTGCGGAGTCGCACAGGCGGGTCAGCTCCCCGGCGGCCATGCCGCGCAGGAGGGTGCCATCCTCCAGCACCCCGGCGCCCCCGCCCATGCGCGCCGTACGGAAGGCCTCCACCGCGTTGCCCACGCCCACGCCCATCGCCTCGGCGAGGTAGCGCACAACGGCGGCGAGGTTGGTCTGGGCGGAGAAGGCGCGGCCCACCCGGGCGTTGCGGCGCGCGTACTCCCCATCGCCCGCGGTCACGGTCACGATCCAGTCGGTGCCCTCGCGGGAGGGGATGGCCTTGCGGAGGTTGCCGGTGAAGAGCCTCGACGTGCCCTCGGCGTACCCCGCATCCACCGACACGAAGGTGGTGCGGCGCGGGGCGTCGGCGAGCTCGGCGGAGTGCTCGCGCGAGAGGTTGTAGACGCGCACCTCGCACGTCCCCGCGTGGGTGCTGGAGAGCGAGCGGGTGATCTTGAACGTCGTCGCGAGGCCGTCCTGGTCGGCGCGCGCCCGCTCGGAAAGCACGAGGGTGCCCACCTGGACGCGCCAGCGGCGGTCATACAGCAGCATCAATCCTCCGCATCTCCTCGGCGTCGAGGTAGGCGAGCTGGAAGCGCGCGCCGAGGTCGCCGAAGCCTGGGTCGGAGTCGCCGCGCCCGAGGGTGTCCACCACCGTGAGCTCCCCCGCGGGACGGCCCGTCGTCACGAGGCCGCGCAGGAGGCGGGTGTTGACCACCAGCACCATGCCCGCGCGCAGGACCGTGCCGGTGCCCGTCGAGAGGGTGAGGGTCCAGCGACCGAGGCGCTGGTTCCAGTCGAAGCGAAGGACGAAGTCCTCCCCGTCGAGGGAGGTGCTCTGCGTCCACGCGGAGGCGCCACCAGGGGCGCAGGGGATGGAGAAGACACCCATCACGACCTCCCGCCGAAGACGTTGGAGAGGAAGCTCCCGTCCGGCGTCGCAGGCTGCGGCCCGCGCTGCTGGGGCACCTGCACCCGCCGGATGGTGGGCACCGGGGCGCGCGCCGTGGACACCCGCCGCAAGCGCTTGAAGTCGAGCGTGACGGGCAGGGCGCCGCTCGTGTCGGCGGTGCGCGACACCCGGTAGCCGATGAGCACCAGGGACTCCTCGGTGCTGAGCGAGCCGGCGAGGGACACCACGGTGCCCTGGCGCACCAGGGCGGCGAACAGGGCGTGGCAGTCGCGCACGCGGTCGAAGGTGGACGACCACTGCCCCACGGCCACCTTGACCACCTCCTTGCCGACGGGCAGGTCGAGCACCGTGGTCGCGCGCGTCGCGCCCCGCATCTGCGTCGAGGGCACGCGGATGGGGGTGTTCGACACCAGGCCCTCGACGGTGAAGGTGTCGCTCGCCGGGCGAACGTGGTCGGCGACGGCGGAGCCCGTCTCCACGGGGTGCTCGGTCACCTCGGCGGTGGCGCCGTAGGTCTCGGTCGTGGCCACGTCGAGCTCGAGCGCGACCGTTTCGCCCGCATCGGTCCAGGTGAGCATCATGACTCGCGTGCCCCCGGTGCCTGCTGGTCGCGCGCTGCCCGCGACCGGCGGTTGATCTCCTCAATCACCATCTCCGCGGCGCGGCGCGGATCACCCACCCCGGTCACCTGGATGGCGCCGGGCGCGAGCTGGAGGGTCTGCGTCTGGGTGACGACGTTGCCCCGAGCGGCCCCGCCGGCGGAGACCGTCCGCGTCGCGGGCACGTTGAAGCGCGCGAGCACAGCCCGGCCACGGCGCCCACGCATCCAGTCCGGGGCCTCCATCCCCGCACCGTCCACGTCGCCCCCCACAGCGGCCTCAGGAGGCATCGCAGGGGGCGCTGCGGTGCTGGCAGGGAGGAAGTGCCGTACCGCGTTGATGCCCGTTCGCAGGGTGCCGCTGACGTGCCGCACGACCCCACCCACGACGCGCCGGTGAAGGTCCACGATGAACTCCAGGATCTGCTGTACGTCGCGGAGGTCTTCCTTCAGCTCCTCCCACTCCTCGGTGATGCCCGCCACGATGCCCTGCGTAGTGCCCACCCCGAACATCCCGTCGATGAACTCGCCGACGAGGCTGTTGCCTCCGCGCATCGCGGCGGACAGGTCGTCGAAGACCAGCACGAGGAGGCCCACCGCCGCGGCGGCGAGGATGAAGGGCGCCGCCGCTGCCAGCCACCCCACCACCACCGACCCGGCGGCGGCGAGGGCGACGGCGGCCAGCACGCCCAGGGCGATCTGAAACACCCGCGTGCCGCGGCTCATCCGCGCGAACCACCCGAAGAGCTTGGAGGTCTTGTCGATGACCCACTGGAGCGCGGGCGCGAGCGCGACGAAGAGCACGCTGCGCACCGACGTCGTCGCGACGCGCAGCCGCTCCTGGGCCTGGGCGTACTTCCGCGCGGCCTCGGTGGCCTCCGGGGAGACGCCACCTCCGAGCTCGGCCATCTCCTCGCGCAGCGCCCGGATGCCCCCGGCGCCCGTGTGCAGGATGTCGAGCATCCGCCGGTCGAGCCCCAGCGACTCCGCGACCCGGATGCGCCGGCGCGGGGAGCTGATGTGCTCCATCGCCACGGCCACCTCGTCGAGCAGGTCCACCGTGGGGCGCACCTGCCCCGACGCGTCGCGCATGGAGATGCCCAGGCGCCGCAGCGTGTGAGAGACGCCGGAGCCTCCCGCCATGCGGTTGTTGGCGTCGCGGAGCTTGTTGCCAAACGCGGTGATCGACCGGGTGACGCGCTCGGTGCCTACCCCCGAGGCGGCGCCAGCGTGCTGCAGGGCCTGGAGCTCGGAGCTGGTGACCCGCGCCTCCCGCGCCGTCTCGCGCAGGGCCTCGGCGTCGGTGGTGAAGGCGGCGGCGAAGTCGAAGGCGGCGGTGGTCGCGCGGTGCAGCACGCCGACGACGCCCAGCGTGGCCGCGCCTGCGACGCGCGCCATGGTGGCGAAGTCGGTGCGGGCGATGCCCAGCTTGCCCATGAAGGTCTGCACCGCCGCGGGCAGCTTCTGCCCGAAGGCCGACTGCGCCTTGGCCTCGAAGCGCCCCACAAGGTCGAGCAGTCCCTTGACGGGCTTCGACCAGGCCTCGGCCTTGCCCCCGAACGACGTCGCTCCCTGGCCGCGCTCAGCGTCCTTCTTCGGGCCAAAGGGGTTGTAGGTCTGGGAGGCGTTGGCCTGAAGCTCTTGCAGCCTCTTCAGCCGGTCGATGTGGGCCTTCCACTCGTCCGCGGCGTACTCCGTGCCTCCTCGGCCGAGCTTGTCGACGCCGACCCGGGTCGTGGCGGGTGGATCGGGCCTCGTCTGCCAGCCCTTCTTCCGCGCCTCGCGGCGGCGGTGCAGATACTCCTCGGCCTTGTCGACCTCCGCATTGGCACCGACCAGGGTGCGCGCCTTCTTGACCGCGGCGTCGACCGCCTTGTTGGCGGCCTCCAGGGCGGACAAGTCGACGTTGAAACCCAGCTCCGCAAAGACCGTCCGCAGCGCCGCCGCACTCATGGGCTACCGCCTCTCTGCGGCCTCGGCCGCTGCATCGTCGAGCGCATCGCAGAGGTCTGCGGCGTCGCACACTTCGCCGAGGGTCCAGCGGTCCTGGATGTCGGCGAGGGCGTCCCGGAAGTGCCCCGAGGTCGCCACCCGCCACACCGGCCAGCACAGGTGCCCCGGCACCGAGATGGTCACGCCGCCTTGGCGGACTCTTCCTCTGCGGGCGGCGGCAGAGCGGCCTTCGCCGCCGCGACCAAAGGGCCAAAGTTCACCTCCGCGCAGAACCGCAGCCACCCGAAGAGGGCGACAAGGTCGCCGCGGAAGTGCTCGTCCCACCCGCCCGCGAGCTCGAGTCGATTGCCGCCCGCCGAGAACGACACCGACGACTCCTCGGCGAAGGCGTCGCACACGGCGAGAAGGGTGTCCTCGTCGAGGTTCTCCGCGAGGCCCGCGAGGAGCGTCCCCACGGCGGCGGCAGCCTGTCGCAGCGACGCCACGTCGCCGAAGCCGGGCGCGGCCATCTTGAGCACGCGGGTCATCACCGTGAGGGAGCGCCGCGCGCTCATGGGGCGGCAGTGGTAGGTGTTGCCCTCGATGACCTTGGAGGTCTCGGGGACGTCGAGGGTGCGGCCCATCACGCAGGCTCCTCAATCGAGCGCACGAGCTCGGTGAGGGTGATCTCCCAGGCGCGCTTGCCGACGTCGGCGCCGTAGGTGTTGCCCGGCGCCTTGCTGATGAAGGCCTCGGTGGCCGACTCGACGACCGCCCCGTTGAGGTCGACCACCTGGAAGGTGCCGATGTCCTGGCCGCCGGGCAGGGCCTGGGCGCGGGCGTACAGCGCCGTCAGCACCTTGTGGGTGCGCGACGTGCTCATGCAGTTGATGGTGGCCTTGGCGCTCCGGTCGGCGGACTTCACCCGCGTGACGGAACCGTCGGCGCCGACGTGGATGGTGTACAGCTCCTTGCTGTACTCCGTGGCGCAGAAGTCCGCGTCGTCGCGGCCGTCGTTGAGGGCGCGGCCCGCGAAGGACACGCGCACAAGCTGAGGGTCATGGGTACGCAGGGCAGGCATTGGGGTGCTCCTCAGGCCGACGCGACGCCGGTCAGGTCAGTGGAATGGATGGCCCCCGCGAGGCGGGCCGAGAAGGTGACGCCGGGCAGCGCGCGCGCCGCGCGGTTGACCGAGGACACGCTGGCCGCGGTGGGCACGATGACCGTGGGCTTGGGGTCGGCGGCGAAGAGCGACACCCGGACGCCCTCGTCGAGCTGGGCCCGCACCTCGGCGCCGAGGAGGCCGATGCCCTCGTCGGTGAAGGGGATCTTCTCGTTGGCGAGCTGCACCGCGAGGACGCGCTCCTTCATCCGCGTGGACCACCAGTCGAGGCCGCGCACCACGTCCACCCACTGGCCCTCGGCGACCTTGCCGCCGACGGTGAAGGAAACGCCCGCCACGGTCTCCAGGAGCGACCCGTTCTTGCCGAGGATTGCGCCGCGCTGGGTGTCGGTGACCGTGCGCGCGGTGACGCCCGCGATGACCTTGAAGGCCCAGGTGTCGGAGCCGGGGTCGACGGGGAGGCGGTTGCCGGCCACGCCCGCGGCGAGCCAGCCGAGGTCGGCGGCGATGGCGGGGTAGAAGAAGAGCACCGTGCGCGCGAAGCTCGCGGCCTTGGCGTCGCTCATCACGTCGGTGGTGGTAGCGACCACGCCGCACCCGAGGTCCGCCGACTGCGCCACGAAGAGCTTGCCGCGGGACTCCACCCAGGTGGCCGCGGCGATGATCTCCGCCTCGGTGTTGGAGTCGAGGAGGAGGCAGTACCAGTCGGGGTCGGCCGCAAGGATGGCCGACAGGTCCGTGGCGAGGCCCGGGTTGGTGGTGGTGTCGGTGAAGCCCACGTTGCCCGTCACCGGCTCGTACGCGTGCAGCTCGCCAGCGACGGGGGCGGTGCACACGACGTGCGTCCCGCTCGTGCCGTCGGCCGTGACCGGGGCGCGCACGCCCATCGTGAACGTGCCGCCGGCGCCGCTCTGGGCGGGGATGGAGACGGCGGTGATGGTCTTGAAGTGCACCGCGCTCGCGCCGTTGACCGTGGCGCCGCCGCCGTTGGGGACGGCGAAGGTGTCGGTCACCGTGGCGCCGTTCTCATCCGTGCCCGTCACCGTGACCGTGGTCGCGTCCCAGTCGGCGTGGGCGTCGAAGGTCATGGTGAGCGCCCGCGGGGGCGACAGCGGGCCCGCGCCGCTCGACCCGTTGAGAGCCGTCGACGTGAGGGACTGGAGGCTGCCCGACGAGGCGCCGCCCGTGGCCAGGATGGCGTCGTCGTCGGCGAGGGCGTTGATGGCCGCGGCGAGGCCGGTGCACACCTCGGCGAGGGTGCCCGTGGTGTCGCTCGTGTAGGACACCTCGAAGCCGTCGACCTCCAGCGTGTAGGTCTCCGACACCGAGGCCGACACCAGGGCCGAGGGCACCACCCGCACCACCTGGGTGAAGGGCAGCGCGCGCCGGCCGACCTTCACCCGCACGGGGCGGGGGTTCTGGCTGAAGATCGCGGCGACGGCGCGGTACACCGCAGAGCTCGGCGTGAAGCCGTCCGCGACGAGGGCCGCGAGGCTCGTGTACGAGCGCACCCGGTCGACGCTCTTGGTGTGGTACGCCGCGAGGAGGGGCGTGCCGAAGCCCGCGCGCGACGGCTGCGCGGAGGTGCTGCTGATGGTGACCGAGGCGATTTCTTCCAGGCTCATGGGGCGGTGCCTCCGGGGGCGTTGTCGGGGTCGAGGGCCCCTCCGTCGGGGCGCGTCACAGTGCCCACCGTGGTGACGGTGGCGATGTAGCTGGTGGCCCCTGCGGCGTCGGTCTCGGCCGACACGGCGTTGAGGATCACGTCGAGGGTGCGGCGGGAGACGAAACGCCCGTCCACGGGGTAGTCGGTGACCAGCACCTGCTCGACACGCGCGACGGCGAGGCCTACGGCGCGGAGCGAGGCGAGGAGCGAGGGCCAGTAGACGCGGGTGCGGGCCCGCGAGGCGATGGCGTGAGCGTTGACGCCCGGTCGCTGGTCGTGGACCTCGATGTCGACCTGGAGCGCGAGCTGGCGGTTGCCCTCGACGACGGGGGTCACCTCGGCCAGGGGGTCGGGGTCCGCGGCGTAGTCCCAGCGGGGCGCGTCGACCCCTGCGGCGACCTCAGACACCCACCGCAGGAGCACGAGGCTCCCGGTGTGCTGCACGCGCGGGGCGTTCTCCCACTGGACGCAGGACGCAGGCACGCTCGTGAGGGCGGCTGCCCAGGTGACCAGCGCGGGCTCGATGACGGCGAGGTCCATCACCCCTCCACGCGCCAGGTGATGGCGCTGCGCAACTGCCCGGTGTCTACCAGGGGCGTCGAGGAGCCCTTGCGGCGCACGGTGGCGGGCTTGAGCGGCGGGGCGATGCCGGCGGCGATGCGCGCCTGACACCACCCGGCGACCTTCGCGCCTAGGAGGTCGAGGGCGGCGCGGCCGTCGATGCGTCCCGACACCACGCCGCGGGCGAGGTTCTTGATCTCGGCCTCGATGTCGTTCTTGTGGGCGTCGATGGTCGCGCGGATGAACGACCGCTGAGGCACGGGTCCGGCGCCGAACTCGTGCACCGCGGCGACCTCGATGAGGCTCAACCGCTGGGCACGGGCCTGGGATGCGGCCTTCGCGCGGACGCGGGCCTTCTTCGACTGCGCGGCGCGGGGGCGCTTGTCCCGCTTCGCACCGTTGTCGAGCACCCCGACGCGGACCCGCAGGCCTGCGGTGAGCTCGCGGGCACGGGAGAGGAGCGCGGCGGCGCCGTGGTCGGTGACGCGGACCGTCATGCGCCCACCGTCCTCGGGCCACCAGCGCGCGCGCGCGCGAGCCGCTTCCACTCGATGAGGTAGCTGCTCACGCCGTCGTCGGCCTTGCGCGCGGGCTTGCCGAACGGGCTGAGGGACAGAAGGTGTGCCGCGTACAGCGACACCGCGTCGTCGAGGTCCGCGCCGAAGTGCGCCGCGCTGCATCGCCGCGTGGCGGACGTAATCGCCGCGGTGATCTGCGCCTCGGGCACGGCCGCGAACTCCGGCCGCTCGACGATGAATCCGGCGTAGGTGGTCGCCACGGGTCACCCCTTCCGACGCGCCCTGGCGGGCTGCGCAGGCAACGGGGTGACCGGGGCGGTGGCAGGCACGGGCACGAGGAGGCCCGCACGCAGCCAGATGCGGACGGACGGGTGCGCGTCGTCCCACTCGCCGACGTCGCCCGGCTGGACGCCGTCGATGCAGGCCGTGTGTGCGACGCGCATCCGCATGTCAGCACCCGTCCATGTAGCGCATGGACTTCGGATAGCGCGTGATGACGCCACCCGCGCGGCCGTCGCAGGCCACCACAAAGCCGAGGCCCACCTGCTGCGGGGGCATCGTCGCGAAGGGCAAGGGCTGGAGGCCCTCCACCCGGGTGCGGTCGCGCTTGAACATCACGATGCGCGGGCCCGTGCCGCCAGCGTCCGCGAGCGAGCCGCGGTGCCAGTGGTCGGCGGCCTTCACGCCCACGCTCTTCTTGAGGAAGAACTCGAGCGCGGTCGTCTCGGTGTTGGCGAGGCGCTTGGTGCTCGCGAGGGCGTACTGGCCCGGCGACAGGATCACCGTGTCCGGGATCTCCACGCCGTTGCTGTCCTCGACGATGTCCCGCTCCATGAGGAGGAGGTCGGCGACGATCTGGTCCCCCGTGGCGGTCGACCACGTCCCGGTCACGCCGGCGGACACGAGGTCCACGCCGGTGAGGTTGTAAAAGCCCTTTGCGCCGACGGTGGCGTCGCCGTGCGCCAGGATCTCGTCGTGCTTGCGCGCGATGGCCTCGCGGGCCGCCAGGGCGCGCTCCGCGTCGAGGGCCACGGAGAGCATCCGCGACCGGCGAAGGTCCTGCGTCGAGTAGCCGAAGGACGCGCCCAGGCCGAAGAGCTTGGTGGTAACCTCCTTGCCCTGCACGTCCACGCGGGGCAGGTCCTCCGTGTAGTTGGCGATGACCCGCGCGAGGCCCGCCTTGTCCATGACGCGGTAGGTGTACTCCTCGGCGCCCGGGTCGATGGCGGTGCGGATCGGGATGATCTTGTCGCCCTTCAGCTCCGGGTACTGGACCTTGTAGAGCTCGGAGTCGATGTCTTCGAGCTGGCGCGCGAAGGCCGCGGTCTCGTTGGCGTCGAAGCGCTGCCCGGTGGCGTTGCCGAGGCTCGTCACCGCGGCGTGGTACTGGTCGTAACGGTAGCCCATGGTGGTCTGCCTCAGGGGTTCAGGTCGATGACGGCGAGGCCGGCAGAGCCGGTCCCGACGAAGCGGGCGCGGCGCAGGAGGCCGCAGTCGGTGGAGTCGGGCGTCGCGCGGACGTGGCCCGCGGTCTCGCCGCCGCCCGCCACCATGCGCACGTAGACGGGGTCGCCGTCGGTGTAGGAGGTCTCGCTCGTCACGAACACCCGGCCGCGCTTGACGCAGGGCACCGCGTAGTCGATCGGGTACGCCTCAGGCTCGCGCCCGGCGTCGTACATGGCCACGCCGTGCACGAGGTGGTCGATGGCGCCGATGCCCGCGGCGAAGCCCGCGGTGAAGTCGCCGCCGGTGCCGCTCTGGGCCGGGATGTAGATGCTGGTGACCTTGCGGAAGCTGCGCTGGGTCTGCACCGTGGCGTTGCCCGCGTTGGGGATGACCACGGGCTCGACCACGGTCGCGCCGTCCTCGTCCACACCCGTGATGAGCGCCGTCGTGAGGTCCCAGTCCGCGTTGTTGGACAGCACCAGGGTGATGGGGCGCGGGGGCACGAGCTCGCCCACGCCCACGACGCCGTCGAAGCTGGAGCCGGAGAGGGTCTGCGCCGTGGCGGCGCTTCGGCCGCCGGTGGAGAGGATGGCGTCCACGTCGGCGGTGTCGGGGGTGTACGGGGGGCGGCACTCCGCGCGGGTCGTGGCGCCGTGCATCGCAGGGATGCCCGCGGCGATGGCGACCTCGGCGATGGCGGTCTTGATGTCCGCCGGGTGCCCGTCGGCGAGCTGCCCGGCGTAGCCCGCGGCGGGGTTCTGGCTGTAGGTGGTCTGTACGGTCATGGCTCGTCCTCAGGCCTTCGCGGCGGGAGTGTGGGTCTTCCAGGCGTCCTCAGTGCGGCGCGCCAGGGTCTCGGGGCCAGCCTCGGTGCTGGCCGTCTGCGTGGCACCCGCGGCGGGGCCGAGCTTCGCCAGGCCGTCGGTGCGCGCGACGGCGCCCGCGACGCAGGCGCGGTACATGCCCTCGACGACGTCAGCCCCGAGGCCGTCCAGGCGCATCGAGGGGAGCACCTTGGTGACCACGGCGGCCCGCACGTCGGCGACGGACTTGCCGGTGAAATCGAAGTCGGCGCCGAGCACCTTGGCGGCGTCGGCGCGGAACGCGAGGCGCTTCGACAGGGCCGCGTCGAGCACCTGCTCCGGCACGTCCTCTTCGGTCACCACGGGCGTCGCGGCCTTCGCGGCGGCCATCTCGGCGCGCAGCGTGGCGAGCTCCGTCAGCGCCGACGTGAGGGCGCTCTGGAGGCCTTCCAGCTTCGCGTCCATGTCGGGGCTGTCCTTCTTCTCGACCTCCTCGACGGCGGCCTGGGCCTCGTCGAGCATCTTCTTCTCTTCGTCGGGGGTGTCCCCGTCGAGGCGGTAGTCCCGCCCCTTGATCTTCAGCGTACGCTTCACGGCATTGCTCCCGGCGCCCGGAGGCACCTCTACGGCTGCGCCGTCCATGCGCAGCGAGACCTGGGCGCCGGCGCGGCCCCACCCGCGCGGCCCGAGCGCGACGTGGTTGTATCGGATGGCCCGCTGCACCGCGTCGTAGCGCTCGCCCTCAGGCGTCACGCCCGGCGTCGGGTCCACGTCGCAGTCGTACCCGCACGACACTTCGCGGCGCTCGCCGGACTCGACGAGGCCCGCCAGCGCGGCGTCCTGCACGGCGAGGTCGACCACCACCAGCGAGCCCTCGCGCACGGGGGCGCCGTCGACGTGGCCGCGGGCCAGCGCGGTCCAGGAGTCGGCGCGGACCATCTCCGAGGGGTGGCCGTCGGTGACCGGCGCGGCGCGCAGGGTCGCCAGCGAATCGGTGGCGAAGACCTCCTCAGGCGGGCGATACTCGCCCCACTCGCGCCCGGTCCCGTCGCGGTACCGCAGCACGCCCGTGCGGGTCACTGCCGCGGGCACGCGCAGGCCACCCGTGGGCGTTTGCGAAACGCCTCGGACGGAGCCTGCGAAGTCGGTGCGGTGTACACGCGCCACGGCCTGAGCGTGCGGGGCGTATGGCGCGCAGGGCTAGCCTGCGGTGTGACACTGACCCGGACGGTTACTCGAAGCGGGGGATGATGGGCTCCGCGGTGCAGCGGCACTGGTAGTCCCCGCCGGGGTGGGCGCGGCGCCCGGTGCGGCGGTCGACGATGGGCGGGGAGGCGTAGGCCTGCGTCGTGCCCTCCAGCTCTTTGTGGCGCGACCGTACCCGCTCGTCCCGCGAGGTGCGCCAGATGTACTCCGTCACGCCCGCGGCCTGGTGCCTCGCCTGCGTCACGGAGTTGTTGAGCTTGAGCACCTGGTCGCGGGCGATGAGCTGCGCGCGGGCCGGGGTGGCCTGCGTCTCCTCGCGGATGCGTGCGGCGATGTCCTCGACGCGGTCACCGGCCCCAGCGTCGAGGATGTCTCGCACCCGGGCGATCTTCTCGCGGCCGAGGGAGCGGATGAGCGCCACCCCCTGGTCGCGGAAGTCGGTGAGCATCGGGCGCACGTCGGGGTCGGCCTGGAGGTCGATGCCCAGGGCGGCGCGCGCCTGCATCTGCCACTGCTCACGGCTCAGGGTGTTGGTCTGCGCGGCGACGTCGTCGAGCTCGCGGTTGAGCACCGCGGGGGCGGTCACCCGGCGCAGGAGCGACGTCATCCACCGCACGAGGCGCCCGCGGAGGGGCCGGGGCAGCGGGTCTGCGCCGCCCCCGTCTGCGTCGACCCGCACGCCTGCGCCGTCGAGGGCGCGGAGGGCGACGTCGTCGAGGGCCGCGAGCACCCGCCGCACGACCTGGGCGTAGGCCGCCATCGCCGCGCGAGGCACCGCCGCAGGGGGCACCCGCGGAGGGCGTCGGCGCGCCGCCGCTGCCTCGCGGATGCGCTTGCGATCGGCCAGGAGCGCGGCGGTGATCTTCACGGGGCCTCGGGGGGCACGGCCACGGTGTCGCCCTCTTCAAGCACGTCGCCTTCCTCGGTCTCGGTGGCCTTGCCCGCGATGAGCCTCCCCACCACCAGCTCCCCGGCGCGGTTGCGCTCGAGCACGCGGGACAGCATCCCCCGCACCCCGTCGCGCGAGCGAGTGAGCTTCGCCACCTGGGCCTGGGCGTCGGCGAGGGCCGCAGCGTGGCCCGGCTCGGGTGTCGTGAAGAACGACCTCCCCGCCTCCCCCATCGCGCGCTCCGCTGCCTCGGGCGACAACCCGAAGCTCTCAACGATCAACGCCACCCCTGCGTCGCGCGGGATCTCCCTCGCGGCCACCCGAGCGATCACCGCGGCGATCCCGTCGGCGTGGTCGGCGCCGGGTGCGTCGCCTGCGGCCGTAGGCGACGTGTCGGCCTCGATGGCAGCGCGGCGCGCGTCCAGGTCCACCGAGGTCTCAGGCGACCACCCCTCGGAGCGGAAGCGGTTGAGCGCCACCTCCTCGGGGGTGAGCACGCCCTGGGTGATGTACTGCGCGTCCACGGCAGCGACCTTCGCGCGCAGGTCAGCCTCTTCGGTCGGCGTCGGCTGCCACAGGGGCGGGAAGTCGACGCTCCACCCCTCGGGCTCGACGCCGCCCGTGGGGCCCGCCTTCGACCGCAGGATGGCGCGCACGATGTACTCCGCGCGGGGCTTGAGGGTGCGCCGCTGCTCTGCGGCGACGACGTCGTACCAGCCGCGCACGTCCGACTCCCCCGTCGCGTTGAGGCCCGCAGGGCTCGTGCCCATCAGCCGCGTGACGGGGATCTCCGTGCCCGCGGAGACCATCTGGACGAAGCGGTCGAGGATGTCGGGCAGTCCCGTGAGGGCGCCCGTCTCGACGCGCTCGAAGCGTTCTGCCTCGGCGTCGATGAGGATGGCGCGCGCCACCCCGCGGCTCATGTCCATCAGCTCCATGCGCTGCTCAAAGGTCTTCGCGCCGTCGTCTTGGGCCATGAGCGCGTACAAGTCTTTGACGGCAAACACGCCCTGGGAGGCGTCCTGCAGAAGGGTAGCCACCGCCGCGTAGCCCCCGCGGGCCTGCCGCAGGTCTTCGTACACACGCTGGAGCACGCTGTCCCCCCACCCGTGGCCCTCCAGGGCGCGGCGCCGGGTCGTGCGGGCGCCGCGGAAGATCACCAGCCGCGAGGCGTGGACCATCACCGTGCTGTGCGCGCCACCCTGGCCGTTGCGGGTGAGCATGTAGACGTTGGGCTTGCCGAAGCGCGGCGAAGTCTCGTCACGCTCCCACGACTGCGGCGTGAGGTCGCGCTTGTCCACGTCGTAGACCCAGGCCAGCCGCTGCACGCGCCCGAAGTCGAGCGGCTCCGACGGGTCCAGGCCGTCGTCCGCTCCCAGCACCACGGCGCCGCCGCCGAACGCCCTCCCCCAGGTCCACGCCCCCGCCAGGGCCTCCTCGACTCCCAGCGCGTCGAGGATGCCGCGCACGGCGGTGTCTACCTCGGGGTCGCCGGTCTTGACGATGAGCCCGCCGCGCAGCGCGTCCTTCGGCACGGCGTCGATGGCGCGCGCCGCGAGGCCATCGCACGCGTAAAGCTCCTCGATCACCTCTTCTGCCAGCCGCGCGGTGCGGGTGACCGTGTGCGCGGTGCGCTTCGAGCCGCCCACGCCCGTGTATTGGTTGATCCACCCGTCCATGCGCCGCATGGCGACGCGCAGGCTTCCGATGATGCTCATGGTTTCGCTCCAAAGACGGCCGACATTGCGGCCTTGAGGCGCGCCGCGGAGTCGCGGGCGGTGATGAGGTATTGCGTGGTGGCGTCGACCTGGTCGTCGTGGGCGCCCGCGGGAAAGGTCAGGAGCTCGTGCACGTACGCCGTCACCCAGGGCGCGCCGCGGCGCCGGTCGGGGTACCGGGCGTCGGTCTCGTGCGGGAGCACCACCTGCCCCGCGGCAAAGATGGGCTCGACGGCGCTCGCGCGGGCGATCTTGCCGCCCTCGGGGGTCACAGCCTGGAGGCCGGTCACCTTGGCGCGCAGCACGTCGAGGATGGCGGGGCCGTTGGCCTTGTCCTCGACGAGCACCCTGCGGCACTGAGGCCAGCGGGAGAGCATCGTCTCGATGGCCTGGAGGGTGGCCGTAAAGGTCATCGGCCCGCAGAGCTGGTCGACGAGGTAGTGCTCTGCGCCCACGGTGTACCAGCACTGGATGGCCACGGGGTCGCTGTCGGCGGAGCCCTTGAATGCGGCGTCCACGCTCAGGGCGAAGGCGCCGCCGGGCGGAAGCTCCGTCCACCGCCTCGTCAGCCACTCGCCCCTGAAGATCGCGCCCTCTGCCGGCGCGGGGCGCTGCTGGAGCTGCGCCGCCGTCGCGCGCGGGCCCAGGCGCGTCTCCAGGCGCCCGAGGGCCTCGGGGGTGTACCGCTCGGGCACCAGGAGCTGCCCCTCCTCGGTGCGGGGGTCTCGGTGCCACCGCAGCGGGTGGGCCCGCTCGTGCCGCATCGGCAGACACAGCACCGTCGCGCCCTCGCGGACCATCTCGGCGGTGAGGTCGCGCTCGTGCAGCCGTTGCATCACGAGGATGCGCCGCGGGTGCTGCGGGTCGCGAAATCTCGTCGGCATCGTCTCGCGCCACCACGCGAGCGTGGCCTCAAGCTCGGCGGACGACGCGACGCCGTGCGGGTCGTGGGGGTCGTCGATGATGTGCGCATCGGCGTGCTGCCCGGTGACGCTGCCCCTGGTGGTGGTGGTGAACCGGCTGCCTCCGCGGGTGTTGCTGAAGAACCCCACCGCGGTCGACGCCGAAGCCCCCGAGGGGATACCCACGCCCGGCCATCGCTCGCGCCACCAGTCCGAGGCCACCAGCTCGCGCTGGCGCCGCGCGTCGCGGTACGCCACGTCGCCCGCGTACGACGCCGCGATCCATCGCCAGTCGGGCCGGTCGATCCATGCCCAGGCCGGGAAGAGCGTCGAGACGGTCAAGGACTTCGAGCACCCCGGCGGGATGTTCACCACCAGGGCGGTGATCTCGTCCCGCACGACGGCCTCGAGGTGCTCGCAGACTGCATCCAGGTGCCACCCCCAAACGAGCCGCGCGGGCTCCACCTGCGGCCACGCCCGGCGGACGAACTCCCTCAGGCCGCGCCTGCGAACCATCTCCCGGTCGAGGTCGGCGGTGCTGGGCAGGGCCGCGGCGAGGGTCATGCGCGGGCCTTCGCGTGGAGGGCTTCGAGGGTGGCGATCTCGTCGTCGCTGAGCTTGGACAGGTCCACGCCGGCCTCCACGCGGGTCTCCACCTTCGTCATGCGCGGCACCCCGACGCGCGCGAGGATGGCCTCCGCGGCGGTGGTCGCCTCGAAGGGCGCGGAGGACGCCAGCCGGTCCACAAGCCGCTGCGCGGCCAGCGGGGCGGCCTCGCGGAGGATGCGCAGCGCGCCGTCCCTGCTCTCGGCGAGCTCGGCCTCGCGGGTCTTGCGCGCGGCGTCGAGGAGGCGTTGGCCCTCGGGGCTGTCGCGCCAGTCGGCGATGGTCTGCCGCCGCACGCCCAGGTGCCGCGCGACAGCGCCCACCCGGTAGCCCTCGGCGAGCATGGCGACCGCCTCAGGCAGCGCTTCGGGCCCGGCCTTGCGGTGCGGTTTGGTTGGTTTCGGTGCGCTCACGCCACCTCCGCCAGCGCCGCGAGGATGCGGGCGCGAGTCTCAGCCGGCAGAGCGCGGGCCCACTCCGCCAGGGCGTCGTAGCTGTCCCAGCGACTGCCGCGAGAGGGCAGGCAGTCGTGCTCCCAGAGCTTGCGGTAGCAGGTGCGGCACAGCCCGCGACGGAGGTCGGCGCGCCGCGCAGTGTGCCCGCAGAGGGCCAGGACGGGGCCGCCCGTGCCATCCGCGGGGTCTGGACGGGTATGGGCCCGTCCGGTGCCGCTGCGGGGCGCTACGGGCCCTCTGGGGCCTGCGACGGATGCGGTGCAATCGGTGCGCTCTCCCATTCTCTACTACCTATTCTCTCTGTGTGAGTGTGTGAGTTAGGGATAGTTTTCGGGTCCGCGCGGATGTGTGCGCGCGCATACGTGCGGGGTTAGAAACCGTCACAAACCGTCACACCGTCACACTCCCCCACGGGCTCGGCGTCGGTGCGCAGTCGGAGCCCCAGGCGCCACGCGACGCCCCCGCCGCCCTTCTGCGCGACGAAGCCCCGCAGCCCCAGGGCCCGGCCGAACGCGGTCTGCGTCTCGGGCCGCAAGCCCCCGGCGAGGCACCACGCCTGATAGGCCTTGTATAGCGCGCCCGCCGGCGCCCGCAGGGTCGCTCCAGCGTACTCGGGCTCTGTCGTCGTGCGGTCGGCGAGGAACTGGCCAAGCACATCGCTCTCGTCCCGGTATTCCGCCGTCGCGGCCTGGACGGCGGCCGGCGGGGTGAGGCCGTCACGCTGCCAGGCGAGGCACCCCCGGACGATCCAGGCCAGGACGCCGGGGAGCTCGTCGCGGACGCGGGTAGGGAGCGTGGTGTCGGGCGCTGGAGGCGTCACCGTCCAGGGTACGAGCAGCACGCGGCGCCAGATTCCGTTGCCGGACTCCCGGATCACGGGGCGGTGGTTGGTGCTCACCCAGAGGGTGTGTGTCGGGCGGAACTCGAAGAAGTCCCGCCCCATGAAACGGGCCGCGATGGTGTCGCCGCCGG